TGCTGGGGCGCACGGATGGACCGCACGCGGGCGGGGGCGTTACGCCGGGGTGGTGATCTGGTACGCGGAGGGGCGTTTTGTTCCGGCGGGTTGGGCTTTTGGTACGCCTGGGAAAAATATTTTTCGGAGTTAGCAACTTTCGCAGGTTTTCCGTGTTACATTGATATTGTGCAGTAATGGCTCATGGAGAAATCCATGGGCCTTTTTCATTGGCGGGGGCCGCTGTGGTCGTGGAAAACCAGGCGGGTTTCGCATCCTTTACCGCTGAAAGGGTCAGGGTTCAAGTCCCCTCTGGCCGCAGGCGGCACCGAATGGAAAACGTCCTGCTGCTGCCGAAGGTCTGCGCTCATGCGCGGAAGTATCCACTGCGCGGCGGAGGTAGGCGGAGCGGGACACGCTGCATACCGGGACGGGAGGAGCTGCGAGGCAGCCCGCCCCGGTCCCGGAACTATTACAGGGACGCGGAGGCGAAAGGATACCGGATAGACAGGGGTGAGAGCAAATGCCGAAGCGGAGTGAGAAACGGGACGCCGCAAAGGCTGAATACCTCGCCCAGAAAGGCCGGGGCGAACTGGTAGACCTCCGGGAACTTGCGGAGGGCCTGGGCGTCAACTACCAGACCTTGCGCAACTGGAAGTCAGCGGATGAATGGGAAAAGGCGGAGCCGAAGAAGAAACGCGGCGGCCAGCCTGGGAACCGGAACAGCGCCGGACATAAAAACGCCGCCGGGAGCCACAAGGGCGCACCGGCGGGCAATCACAACGCAGAGAAGGATGGGGCTTACAGCACCATCTTTTTTGATACGCTGAGCGAAGCCGAGCGGGAGCTGGTGATGAATACGCCGGTGGGGAGCCGGGCGGCGCTGGAACACGAGATGCAGATACTCAAGTTCCGAGAGCACCGGATACTCACCAAGATCATCGAATATGAGCAGGCCCCGGAGGACGAGCTGTATTTGAACAGCGTGCTGGATATGCGCCAGCCTGCGGGCCGGGGCGACAAGAAGATAGACGGTGCCAGACAGCAGATGGGAATGTACAGCAAGGACAGCGCCTTTGCACGGGTGCTGAAATTGCAGGATGCCCTCTACAAGGTGCAGGGCCGCATCGCAAAGATCGCGGACAGCCTGCGGGCTTTGGAGGAGAACGAGAAGCGCCTGGAACTGGAAAAGAAGCGGCTGGAAATCCTGCGTATGCGGGCGACGGGCATGGTGGAGACACCGGACCCGGAGACCGGCGAGGACGCGGCGGAGCTTTGGCCGGATGGAACGGAGGATGCAGATGGACCCGAAACGGTTTGAAAACACATACACCTATCACGCGCCGAAGGGCGACCAGACGGCGCGCTATGAAAAGCTGAGGGCCAAGGCGCGGGAGCTGGCGGAGCTGATCGAGGCGTGCTGCCCGGACAGCCGGGAAAAGAGCCTGGCGCACACGAAGGTGGAGGAAGCGACTATGTGGGCCAACGCCGCCATCGCAAGAAACGAGTGACGCCATGCGCCTGTACACGAGCAAGGTGATCGCCGACTGGCTGGGCCTGACGGAGCGGCGGGTGCGCCAGCTCCGGGACGAGGGCATCATCGAGGAGCAGGCACCGGGCCTCTATGACCTGCGCGCCACTACGCGGCGGTACATCTCCTACCTGCGGAGCGGGAGCCTTGCCGACGAGCGGGCGGGCCTGACCCGCGCCAAGCGGGAAGCGGCGGAGATGGAAAATGCGCTGCGGCGCGGCGAGCTGCACCGGACGGAGGAGATCGAGAGCGGCATCAAGACGATGCTTTTGAATATTCGCGGGCGTTTCCTCTCCCTACCTGCGAAGCTGTCCCCGGCTCTGGCGGCCATGGGCGGAGACCAGGCCAGCATCTTCGATGAGCTGAAACACGCCATCGACGAGACGCTTGAGGAACTGCAGGACTTCAACGTGGCCTTTGCACAAGAGGAGGACGGGGATGGAGAAAAAGAAGAATAAGGACCCATGCGCGGGCTGCGTATGGAAACTGTGGACGGGCACGAGCGAGAAGGTGCTGTGCTCCCTCCCCGTATGCAAGCGCGCCGAGTATGAGCGGATGATGCGGGGTGAGAAGGAGCCGGACCATGAAGAAAAAGCGCCGGACGATTGAGCTTGCCCAGCAGACGGCGGAGATGTTCGCCAGATGTGTGGCGGTGCTGAAACCGCCGCCTGAGCTGACGCTATCCCAGTGGGCGGACACCTACCGGATGCTGAGTGCGGAGAACAGCGCCACGCCGGGCCGGTGGCATACGGACAACGCGCCGTATCAGCGGGAGATCATGGACGCCATCGGCGACCAGCACGTGCGCAAGGTCGTGGTCATGTCCGCCGCGCAGATTGGCAAGACGGCCATGCTGATGAATATGCTCGGCTACTATATGCACTACTATCCCGCGCCGGTGCTGGTGATGCAGCCGACCCTCGAAATGGGCCAGACGTTCAGTAAGGACTTCCTGGCACCCATGATACGGGACACGCCGGTGCTGCGGGTGCTGGTAGACACCAAGAGCCGCTATTCCGGCAACACGATCTTGAAGAAGAACTTTCCGGGCGGACACGTGACGATCATCGGCGCGAACAGTCCGGCGAGCCTTGCCAGCCGACCGATCAAGGTGCTGCTGTGCGACGAGGTGGACCGCTACCCGGCCAGCGCCGGAACAGAGGGCGACCCGCTGCTCCTGGCGCAGAAGCGACAAACGACCTTTTGGGACAAGAAGACCGTTATCGTATCGACACCGACCATCAAGGGAAGCAGCCGCATCGAGACGGAGTTCCAGGAGACGACGCGGGAGGAATGGAACGTACCGTGCCCGAAGTGCGGGCATTATCAGCCCCTTCGTTGGGCCAACATCGTATTCGACCGGCACGACCTGAAAAAGGGCGTGCGCCACAAGTGCGAGCGCTGCGGGCGCGAAAGCAGTGAATACGCCTGGAAGGCCCAGGAGATCAAGGGGCATTTCGTGGCGGCAAATCCGGGCGCGGCGGCGCGGGGCTTCCACCTGAACACGCTGGCCTCCACCTTCTGCGGGTGGCAGGAGGTCGTGGAGAAGTTCCTGCTTGCCAAGGAGATGCTGGACCAGGGCGACCCGGAGAAGATGAAAACGTGGGTGAACACAGAGCTGGGCGAGACCTGGGAGGAGCCGGGCGAGCGGCTGGAAGACACCGAACTGGTGAACCGCCGCGAGGTATACGACGCCCAGGTGCCGGAGGATGTGCTGGTGCTGACGGCAGGTGTGGACGTTCAGGACGACCGCTTCGAGGTGGAAGTCGTGGGCTGGGGCGTCGGCAAGGAGAGCTGGGGCATCCGCTACCAGAAGATATACGGCGATATGCTCAAGGAACAGGTGTGGCGCGATCTGGACGCCTTCCTGACAGCGACGTTCAGCAAGAAGGACGGGACGCAGCTTCCCATCCTGTGCACCTGCATCGACAGCGGCGGCCACCACACCGATCAGGTTTACCGCTTCACCAAGGAGCGCTACGAGCGGCGCATCTTTGCCATCAAGGGCAAGGGCGGCCAGGAGGTGCCATATATCCGCAACCCGTCCACGAACAACCGCGTGAAGACACCGCTGTTCGTTTTGGGCGTAGACGCGGGCAAGGCGCTGGTGTATCAGCGCCTCAAGCACGAGCCGCCGGAGCGGAAGGGGCCGAACTACTGCCACTTCCCGCTGAACGAGGAGGCTGGATACGACGAGCAATACTTCCGGGGCCTGACCAGCGAGAAGGCCGTGGTGCGGTTCCGCAAGGGGCGGAGCGTGACGGTGTGGGAGATCAAGGACGCGAGCTACAAGCGAAACGAGCCGCTTGACCTGCGCAACTACGCCACCGCTGCCTTAGAGATCGCAAACCCGGTACTGAAAGGACCGGAGGAGACGGAGACAGAGCGGCGGCAGAGGGCAACCGGAAGACGCCGCCTGAGTGGAGGTATTTAACATGGCAGTTTTCAGCAAGGAGCTGTGCTCCAAGAAACTGAATACATGGCTGGCGGCGGAGGAAGCCGTGGCGACCGGCCAGAGCTATCAGATCGGGACCCGTATGCTGACGAGAGCCGACCTGAAACAAATCCGGGCGCAAATGGAATACTGGGCGGCGAAGCTGGCAGAGGCCGAAGCCGCTGAGACGACCGGCGGCAGAAACCGCCTGTACCATTTCGTACCCCGTGATGTGTGAGGAGGGCGGCCATGGCAAGGAACTTTATTGACCGCTGCTTCGAGGCCGTGGCCCCGGTCCATGCGGTGCGCAGGAGCGCCGCGCGGACGGCGCTGCAATTTCTGAACAGCGGATACGGCAACTACGGCGCGAACCTGACAAAAAAGAGTATGCGCGGATGGGAATACCACGGCGGCAGCTCCAAGGAGGACATCGAGGACAACATCGAC